CTCCTTCAGCTAAAGATTTTGATAAATGGGATAAAGAATTTACTCCAAACGAAGAGCATTTTAATCAATGGGATGCAGAAATGGAGCCTCAACAATCGAGTATTGCTCCTATTCCATTAAATAAATATCCAGAAGAATCCAGAGCCAATGCATTGCAAGAACAACATCCTTTCTTGTTTGGTCTTGCAAAGAAACTACAAAATCATCCAACAATTAATAAAGCTCTGGAAAGCGCGGCAGAATCTCCAATAACTGAGGCTGGGTTAAGTGCTCAACCAGCATTAGTAAATGCATTTAAAAATGTCGCTAATTTATCACCATTAAAATTTAATATTAAAGGGGAAGGACTTCCAAACGTTGAAGCTCGAAATTTATATAGTAAACCATTAGTCGAAAAGACAGAAAGAGCATTTCCAGAGCCATCAACCTTAAAAGGTAAACTTGGTTCGTTAGCAGGTTCTATATTAGGCGGCGGCACAGCATTTCTTGCCAGTCCAGCAAGCTCAACGATTCCAGGAGCATTAGCCACAGGATTTGCCGAAGGAGAAGGTGGAGTTATTAATAGGTCTGTTGATGCTCTTATTGGAACTTTATTCCCCGGATTAATTCATACTGGTAAATTTGCAAAACAAGCATTGAAATCAAAAGAAGCCACTAAAAATATTAAAAATCTTGAGTTGGAGAAAACCGCTTCAGAAAGGGATGTTTTTTCTTCTAAAGAAAAGTTGGCGAAACAGCTGAATGAAAAATCGACTTCCGTTACAGAGAATAAATCCGCATTAACTGATTCTTTAAATAAATTAGCCGGAGAAAGCGAATCAGAAGCTAAGGCCAATGTATCTAAAGAGCTTGTTAATGCATCTAAATCCATTGAAAAAAAATATAATGGATTGTATGAAGGATTTAATTCATCAAAAGCAGGACAAAGCGCCGTTAAAGAGCCTGTTAAGATCGAATCATTGGAAAAAGAATATGGCTTAAAAGAGGGCGACTTCTCTCCAGATACCAAGCAATTAATTAATAAAATAGTAGGTAAAAGCAAAGAAATTCCAGAAAGCGAGCACATTTCTGTAATAACAGGCAAACCCACTAATCAGGCATCAATTGAATTTAAAAATACTAAAGAACCTAAAGTGGCCGATTATATTAATCTATGGAAACAGCTAAGGGCAGAAGTAGCCGATTATCGTCATTCAATGAAAACAGCTACTACTCCTGAAGCAAAAAGAACATTTAGAGAAAAAGCTAATAAACTTGAACAATTTTCCGATGAAATTAATCATAAAGCCATGTCTAGTTTAGATGCTAAAGATGCTGCTAAATATAGCGATATACAGAAAGGCTATCTTAAAGAACGCGTTCCATTTTTAGAAGAAAATATATTAAAGCGGGCAACTGGGAAGCAACCTAAAGTTCCAGATAGTTTTTTTAATAAACTTAATGAGTCCGGTATTTCGGATTTAATTCAAACATTCAAATCATCTCATCCAGCTTTAGTTAATGCTATAACGAAACATGATATTAGAGGATTAAGTAAATTAGGAGTAGAAGATCTGAATGAATTAATTCATGGCGATTTTGGTAGATTTATTAATACGACCACCAGAAATCAATTGAATTCATTGCAGGGGCATAAAACCGCTGAATCATTATTAAAGAAAGCATTGGGTAAAGTACAAAGCACTGAAATTGGACGAAAGATTCATGCCAATGATATAAACAATATAATTAAAGAACATCCTGATTTATCTACGCCATTTAAAAATGTCGAGAAAGAACAAGAACGGTTAAGAAAATTAAAAGATGCATTAGTCGATGAAGGTTTTAAAAAGAAAGCCATTGACGATGCTTTATCAAAATATAAATCAATTGGTTCTGCCGCAAAATCTGCCGCTGTTCCTGCTGCCGTTACTTTAGGATTGAAAAAGAAGAAAAGTAATGTAAATGAATTAGGAGAATATTAATCCATTGCATCTTCGCATATGATTACTACAAAGCTTCCTATTACATAAACGATTAAGGATAATATAAATAAAGTTTCAATCATTGCAGCTCCTGAATATTTTTTAGTCATTATATGACATGGATTGGATAAAAAACAAGCATTAATTTGGAAAAGGATTTCCGATGACAGACATAAGCGCACGCTATATCCCGGCTTTTAGTATAGAAGACGTGATTCTGGATAAAGATACTGGATACCCCCTTTCTGGCGGTTTAGTTTACTTTGAGCAGGATAATAATCGAGGAACATTAAAGCCCGTTTATCAGCTAACGGGAACATCGCCTAACTATACGGTTACTCAATTACCTAATCCGATGACCCTAAGTTCCATTGGTACATTTGTTGATTCATTGGGCAATCCAGTAATCCCTTATTTCTTGCCTTTTGTAGCCGATACAGATGTTCCAGAATATTATTTCGTTCGGGTGACAAGCTCTACTGGAGTTCCACAATTTACAAGAGAGCGCGTACCTTATATATCTACGCAACTTAATCCATCTTCAAATGCGGTTAGTTATACTAATGAGTTATCAAATCCTCAATTCGCTCAAGTATTGTTCGATACAACTGCTGCAACCTTTACATATAATTATTCAGGCGCAGTATTAGTAGAGACGCCAATTGCTCCGGGATGGGATTTAGTCGTATCTGGAACAGGATCGGTTACTGTATCTCAAGTTAAGCCCACAGGAACAGCAAATACCCCTACCAATCCGGGAACACTATTAAATATTGTATCTGCTGGTGGCATTACTGTGTTGCAGCTCAGGCAGCGGCTATATGGTTCGCCTAATTTGTTTTCATCTGAAAATGTATCGGTAACTTTATTGGCATCTGCTGGCGGTGGATCTCCAGTATTAAATATGTTTTATAAGTCATCCAATGGAATGACTTCTGGATTTAATATTTTTTCTAAAACATTAACAACAGCCAATACAGTTTATTACTCAAGTGCGGCTATACCCGTTTCAGCCAGCGTAAATACTTATCCCGGAGCTTATGTCGATATCTATATGGATATCCCATTAACAACCAGCATCACGCTTTCAAGCATTCAATTAGTAGCCACTGGAACTAATACTGTAGCAACAGTTCCTTATGATCAGACAACAAATGCACAACAAATTAATAATTTATTTTGGTATTACAAACCTCAATTAGAATACAAGCCCATCCCAAGTTATTTAGTCGGCTGGGATTTTAGGTTGAACCCGTGCCAAGTATTGGGAACAACCGTTGGAACTGTTGTATTAGGCGGGAATAAATCGCGTTATATAGCCGATCAGACTATTGCATTTGAAGGTGGCGATAATGTTACCAGTTATGCGTTTACACAGAGCAATGGATTAACAATAACCACAAGTAGTGCAGCCGATAATGCAATTATTCAGTATTTGCCAGCATCATTAGCTAGAGAGATTTTAAATCAGAATGTCAGCGTTCAATTAAAAGGCAATGTATCAGGAACAACTATTACGGGAACTGTCAGCTTATGGTGGACGACCGATGCCACATTACCTAATGTTAAATCAGGAACTAATAATTCATTGGTAGCTTCAGTAGCAGTAGGAATTCCGACAGTTGGAGGCGGTGGAATACATGGAACATGGACTCAGCTAGCACAGGTCGGAAACGGAACAACAACCGCTCCTACAGGTCGTTATGCTCCATTTACCTTAACTACAACCAGTACCGCAATTAACCTTAATTCATTCCAGTCAATAAATCTTGCAGGGGTTTCTAATGCAACATTTTTCGCCATTGTAGTGGCTTTTGCCCCTATAACAGCTGCGCAAACAGTGACCTTAGAATATGTTTCGCTTGTTGGAGGCGATATAGCCACTCGCCCAGCAGCCCAAAGCCCCGATGAAGTGTATCGTCAATGTCAATTTTATTACGAGAAAAGTTATTCGATGCAAATTAAGCCTGGCTCTGTAGATTATAGTGGCGCATTATATTTTGATCAGTTAATCGATCCAGCACCTTCTTCTGGAGCAGTACCGGCTAATTTAACGATGCGATCAAGAGTATTTGAATTAAAATTTCAACAGGTGAAATTTACATCAGCGCCATTAATTACTATATATGATCCGTCAAACTTGAATGCTAGTGGCTTCGTATTAGTTCGCATATATAATAATAATGTTGATTTATCAGATCTCCCCGTCTCAATTACGAATTGGATTCAGCAAGCAGTAGGTAGTTATGGAGTATCTTATTTACCAGCAAATGTTAACGTTTTATCTTCTTTTGCTATGGGAGGTGCGCCCACCAGTTGGCAGGAAGCAATGATTATTTTCCAATATACGGCTGATTGTAGACTGGGAACATTTTAATTAAAAGGAATTAATTATGACTACGATGTACAAATTACAAAAAGATGTTGCAGGCTATAATGGCTTTGGATTGCCTGTAAGCGACCAGAAATGGACTGCATCTCTTGCCGCAACTACTGACACCACTTTAACTGTACCAACCAATGCGGTTATGGGCGCACCATTAAATAGCACGCAACGATTCTTAGCGATTATCACTGTTGAGCCCTCTGGTTCAGTTTGGTTTGCTTTAAATGCGACTGCCGCTGTTCCTGTCGGAGCTACATTAGCCACTTCAACCTCCGAATTAATCGTTGGTGGAGAATATTTCGCCAGAGAAGTAAAAGGAACCGATGTATTGCATTTCTTCACAGCTACAGCAGCGACCGATATAAGCGTTGTCTTATATGCTTTACCCGCTTGTTAAGAAGTAATTAATCGCACAAGGAGTGTGCATTATGGCGTTATTGGCAGATCAAAAATTTAGTACCTTCACGGATGGAGGAAACATCGCCATTGGAGACACGATAGTCGGTCTTCGTTCGGGCGTTAATACACGATTTTTATACACTGGATTACTTCCAGTAGGTACTATTGTTCCTGTCGCTCAAGGCGGCACCGGAGCAACTACAGCGACAAATGCAAGGCTAAATCTTGGCCTTGGTTCTATGGCTGTACAGGATGCAACTGCTATTGCTGTAACCGGAGGAACTTTATCTGGTGTAGTAATGGCATTAGGACCTCCAATATCAGGAGTACTTACTAACTGCACCGGATTGCCTATAGCCGCAGGAACTACGGGTACACTTCCTATTAATAGGGGCGGAACATCAGTTACAAGTGTTACTACATCTCCGGTTGCGAGTTCATTTGCTGGATGGGATGCCAATCTTAATTTATCCGCTAATAATTTATTGGGTAGATTTACTACAACTGCATCATCAGGTGGAACAACGGTATTAACTGTTGGCAGTACTTATAATCAGGAAATTACAGGGATATTAACTCACGCTTTTACAATGCCCGATGTGACTACGCTTACAGCAGGACATCCATTTAAAATAATTAACAATTCTACTGGTGCAGTTACCCTTAATTCTTCTGGTGGCAATGCCATATTAGTTATGGCGGCTAATACTACGGCCTTTTTAACCTGCGTATTAATTACCGGAACTACAGCGGCATCATGGAACGCAAGCTATGTATTTGATAATGGCGCGGGAGTCTTATCCATTACAGGTACAGCCGATCAGGTTATTGCATCGGCCAGTACTGGAGCAATTATTTTAAGCCTTCCTCAATCCATAGGCACCGGAAGCGCGGTGACCTTTGGAAGTATGGCATTTAGTACTACTTCTGGAATTATTGGAACGACTACAAACAATAATGCGGCTGCGGGCAGTGTTGGCGAATTAATTTCAAGTAGCGTTGCCTCTGGAAGTGCCGTTGCGACCACATCAAACACAGCGACAAATATCACATCAATTTCATTAACCGCTGGAGACTGGGATGTTTGGGGCCAAGTTCAATCATTGCCCAATGCCGCAACTACGACTACGCAGATTATTGGCTGGACTAGTACCACTAGTGCAACATTAGCAACTCCACCAAATAACGGATCTTTCCACCAAATAACGGGGATTGTTGTTCCAGCGGGTGGCGCTATTGGTATAACTACTGGCACGCAGAGAATAAGTTTAGCCAGTACTACCACGGTTTACTTGAGTGCCTTTATAACCTTTGCGGTTAATACAATGGCAACTTATGGATATATTGGCGCACGAAGAAGACGATAAGGATTAATCATGGCATTAAATTTAGTAGAAATTTGTACAGTAAAATATCCCGGACAGATTGAAGCAGGAAATATAACATTCAGATTCCCCGAAACAGGCCTGGAATTTGCGTCATGGAATGTCGCTGGAGTAATACAACCTACGGTGGCTTCGATTTTAGCCGAAGAACCTCAATGGGAAGTACCTTATGCGAGACATCAAGCATTTAATTTATTTTTACCCTATATAGAAGATTTACTTGATACTACGGCACAATCAAAACAATATGGAAGTGCAGTATCAATTTCAACCTATATAAGCAGTACTAATACAAAATGGGCAGCCGAAGCATTAGCATTTGTTTCTTGGCGAGATGCGGTTTATGCTTATTCTATAAATATTCAAACTCAAGTGGAAGCAGGATTAATGCCTATTCCAACCATGTCTGAATTCAAAGCAGGATTGCCAACGATCGTTTGGCCTGTTTAATAACAACTCTATAAGGATATAGAAAATGGGTATTATCAATGTTCAAGCAGTACAATCAGGATTAGTAGGGGTATTACCTAGTCTGGCATATATTTATACGGATGATACAATAGCTGAAGTAACAACAACAGGATATCTTAATAAAGAAGTCGCTAATGGCCTTCAAATTTCCTTACCTTGCATTGCTGCTGTAAGTACTAAAGCCACGCCCACCTCCGCGCCACAAGTAGGTTGGTATCAAGTTAGCCACGTTGGCGCTAACTGGTCTTTAGTGATCGGATCTAATGAAGTGATTGCACTCCCCAATGGTCAAATTCTAGTAGGTAATGGTAGCGGAATTGCGACTGCCGTTGCAATGTCTGGCGATGTTACGATTAGCAATACAGGTGTAACTTCTATTACAGCTGGCGCAATCGTTAATGCCGATATTAATGCTTCTGCCGCAATAGCATTCAGCAAATTAGCATCTTTAACTTCCGGTCAGATTTTAGTTGGTTCTGCGGGTAATGTACCGACAGCGGTAGCTATGTCCGGTGATGCTGTGATTATTGCTTCGGGTGCGTTGACTATCGCTAATGATGCGATTACGACCGCTAAAATTCTTACTGCTAATGTGACCTTAGCTAAATTAGCGTCTGGAATTACTCCAAGCAATGTGATTAAATTTGCCAGCCAAGTAACTACGGTTGGTGGGGCAGCAGCTGAAGCTTTTACCGTGACTGGCGCAGTAGGTGCAACCGATAGAGCTTTTGTTCAGGTGGTAGATGATGGAACCGCAAATGTTACTGTATTACAGGCCGTTGTAACTGATAATACTTTAACGGTTACATTCAGCGCTAACCCAGGCAACGATGCAATCATCAATTATCAAATAATTCGCGCAGCAGCATAAGGAAATAATATGTTATTAAATCAAATGAAAGATAAATTAAAAATAGTCGATGATAGTCTCCATCAACTGACTTTAAATTATCAAGTAGGTGTTGGCCAGAAAGCCGAATTAGAGTTTTGGATTAATAAATTAGAAAATCCAGAGCCACCTAAAGCCGATGAACCAGTTGATCCCAATGAACAGGTAATATAAACTCCGCTCTAATGGCCTATGACAATTTATCCTTAATTTATTGATAGTGTTCTCACAGACAACTAAATAGGCCATTATTGTTAACTGATGCTATACTAAGATGGATACTCATGGTTTTTTACTTTCACCAGTAATCATCCATATTCCATTTTCCATGAGTATCACCAAGGACGGGTATGAAGATACTACGGAATGTATCATTGTTTATCATTTTATGCTGCGTTATTCTATTAACAGAAGTCGCCTGCGTAAAACCTCATGAAGTTATTTTCTTAAATGATTCCTGTATTATTCCATTCAAACGATATGATTATCATACTTGCCAGTCAATGCGATTAACCATCGACGGAGAACGCTATGTTGTGCCGAAGAACTTTACGACAGATTTGGCGAGCATCCCGCGCCCTTTATGGTCTTTTATTGCGCCACAATATACAGGCTTCGTTGCTCCTGCAATCCTACACGACTTCCTTTACAGCTGCCCTCATAATATTACACGAAGCTATGCCGATGAAGTTCTTTATTCAGCACTGCTGACCGAAGGCGTTTCACATTACACAGCGATTAAGTTCTATATGGCAGTGAGGCTATTTGGAGCATCGCACTTCAATAATAAAAATTGTAATAAATTAGGAGCCGAGTCATGGACGACTTATCCGCCTTACGCGCAAGAATTATCGAGCATGAAGGCTTAAAACTATTTCCATATAAAGATACTGTAGGTAAATGGACTATCGGTGTTGGCCGCAATTTAAGCGATAGAGGCATATCTCATGATGAAGCCATGTATCTATTGAATAATGACATACAAGAATCAATACAAGAGTTAAAACATTACGACTGGTTTAATAATCTCGATGAGGTTCGACAAGGCGTTCTTATTGAACTGCATTTCAACATCGGACTAACATCGCTACTCAAATTTAAGAATATGATCGCCTGTCTTGAGAAGAAATATTACCTCAATGCTGCTAAAGCTCTTGAAAATAGTCTGTGGTCGAGACAAGTCGGAAAGATTCGCTCCGAAGATATGGCAGATCGCCTTATTTCTGGTTCATACTAATGGCCAGACATCTTGAATCGGACGAACAAATTGCCGCTATGGATTGGCTCAGAGCACAGCATCCGTGGCTTGTTCCATACACAATGCACATACCGAACGAGCGCAAGGCGAGCTATTACGCAGGTTATATCCTAAAGCGCATGGGCGTTCTTAAAGGAGCATCAGACTTATTTATTGCATGGCCCTGTGGAATCCATCATGGTTTATTTATAGAAATAAAATCAAAGAAAGGACGACCGACTCCTGAGCAACTTGAGTTTATCGATAGGATGAATGCAGTGGGTTATTTTGCTACATTGGCTTATGGTGCTGACGAAGTGATCAACACCATTAAAGAGTATCTTCAGAACGGACAGTCATCAGAAAATGCATCATCTTTAGATACAGGAGCAGGATCAGCCGATTGAGCCTTGTTTCTGGGCATTAATCGAATGTCATCGGCAACTATAAATGATTTATAACGGTCATTACCTTCTTTATCCTTATACTTCTGCGTATCCATCTTGCCTTTAATATAAAGTAAATCGCCTTCATTGACATATTTTTGAACAATCATTGAAAGTTTATTGTACACAGTCACGTTGTGCCATGTAGCCTTTTCTTGCTTCTCGCCATTTTTAGTGAATTTCTCGGTCGTTACCATGCTCATATTAGTAACTTGCTGGTCACCACTTAACATTTTATGGTTAATTTTACCTACACGACCTAAAACTTGAGCTAAATTTATCATTTAAATTCCTTTTCTAATTGTGCAATGAAGTGCCGAGCTAAATCTTCGGGTAAATCGCAAATATCATCAACTTCATAAAATTTCATGGCTTTAGATAAACGGTCAGCAGAAAATCCAGTGTCTTGAATCAATTTGCAAATTATTGCGTGCAACGCGACTATATCATCCGCTGGTACGACATCAACGCTATCTGATGCTTCAACTTCCTGCGCTCCAGATTCGCCCATCGAACTGTCGATCTCGTCATTGTCTGTAACTTTCTTAACCGCACAATCCGCAATTTCCGTAGCCATATTATTGGTATTAAGAGTAGTCTCATCATTATTCGCTCCTTTCTTTAATAACATATCCATCTTTAATAATTCAGTTCGAGAAACCGAATCATTCTGATGCGTAGTAAACTCTCCGTCAATATAATCCTCAACTTCTTCTCTGGATTTAATCCCTTTTAATGCATCAGGGAACGCATCTCGAAGACTGAATCCACGCGCCCGCAGCTTCAACATGCGCTCAGGATATTGAGTCCAAGGCCCAGTCTTACCAAGTAATCCGGCTCGTTTAGCCATTTCTAGCGTGAACTCACTGGTTTTAGGCTTTCTTCCCTTGCGATGAACAGTACATACATAGCCTATGACCGTATCATCCTTGGTGCGAATAGGGTGCTCTTCAATGTCTTCAAAGTCTTTATGCGCCATACACAAAGCCAACATTTCATCACCCCACATGCACGCACGACCATTAACGACCGCAATACATTGCATTGATTGCTCAGGAGATAAACCTATCGAATACCCCATAGCCCAGCAGATAAATAAGTCTTGCGGCTTACCACGGAAGGATTTAGGAATTAATTCAGATGAAGCTAATTGACCAGCTAACTTCATGTAGTGCGGTGCTAACTCTTTAGAGAATAGACTATCATTCAATCTTAAACTGATTTCATTATTTTTTGTTACTTGCATCTCATTCATGTGATCCCTCACTTAATGTTAAAAACCCTCGTTCCCTTTTTATTGGCCTTCCATGTAGCCAAAATCTCGCCATTCATTCCGGTTAAATACTCTGCATCGCCCATATAAGACATTAAATGCATCTTAAATTGGTCTTCATCATTAGTTAATTTCTTCATCTGTAATTTAACATTCGCTAATACTTCAAGAGCATGTGACGTCTTGAAAGTTGATTCGCGAACTTTATCGGGGTGAGGCGTTTTATATTTTAATCGACAATCAGAGGTGTTAATCGGTGCAGGTTCAATGCGCTTGGTTACACAATCCCAAAACTCAATATCAGCCTGGATAATTAATTCTTCTAACTCATGATCGCGCTCATAAATAAACTGCTTGTACTCCATGCCGCCAATCAATACAGCACAATAGCCTCGCGTGGCATTCGTAACCGCTACCTGCTTGGCAATTTGAATTAAATATTGCAATGGAATGCCATCATCTAAGGCGCAATCCCATTCTCTGCGCTGAAATGAATTAGCTGATTTAGCTTCTACAACAGCGTTTTCAGAAGGAATCCAGCCATCAAGATTGGCAAAAATAAATGGGTAATCAGGATGATACACAGTATCGGGAAAAGTAATTTCGAGATTATTTTCTTCGCTAAAACGACGGATGATGATTGGCTCAAGGGCATTACCCCAATATTGGACTTCCGTTTCTTCATCTTCATCGGTTACTAATCCTGTTTTCTCAAGATATAATTGATAGGGTGTTTTATAACTACTATAGCCCATAATAATACTGGAATCACTCGCCCCAATACCATTACGCCTATTTATTCTTTGCTCTTCCGTAAGCATCACTTCTCCTTTTTTAATTATTATACAATAAACTTAACTTCAAACCAATGGAAGTATATTTAAGTTTACTTTATACTATCGATAGAGGTGACTTATGAAATTAACAGACGTAGAAGAATATTTTGGCAATCTAAGGCAAGCATGCATTCAGTTAGGTATCACACCGCAAAACGCAAACCAATGGAGAAAAAGAGGATGGATACCTTTATTGCAACAGTATCGCATTGCTGAGTTAACTGATGGTAAGCTAATGCCGCAAGAAGAAGATCCAAAGAAGGATAAACATAAAAAAGGAGCGATATGACTACATTGACGGCACGGGAACGATTTAGACAAGTATCTGAATGGATTGCTGATTATTATAAATACAGCCCATTAGCCCAACGCTATTTACATGCCAAACTTGAGGAAAAATTAAAAGAACGCGAGTATCTTCGCAAAACTTTTATAGGCATTAATACTGAACACAGAATTCCAGTAGGGTGTGAAGTTAAAATAACTCCATCTTTAATTATTTCAAAAGCATGCGCAATTTTATACAACAACATCACGGAGGAACCTATGTTTTCAGTAGAATTTTATGAAGAAAGCCAAGAATTAACATTTGAACGCGTTGAAACAGGTCAATTCTTTATAAACAGCAGAGGATCTTTCTGTATAAAAGACGATAAAGAAGGTTATACAGTAATCGCCCTAGAGAATGGTTCTTCTTCAGGTTTTTATTGTTCCAACATTAATGACGATACTGTGATTAGAAAAATATTCCCATTAATTAAGAAAATTCACTTCAATAAGGATTAATTAATGCTCCTATTGAATGACAAACCTGTTCCCTATTTCACATTTTCAGGAGGCGAAATTCAAGTTAAATTGCCCACTAACTTAGGATTTGAAAAAGTTATATTAACTTGGAAGCCTAAAAATGCAGTCGATTTTCTATTATTACCATTAACAGTTAATGCGCTAAATGAAATGGGAATCGAGAATATTCATGTAGAAATCCTATACCTTCCTTATGCCCGGCAAGATCGGGCATGCACTCCGGGTGAAGCATTTAGCCTAAGAATGACTATGGATGTGCTTACTCAGTTGCATGTGACATCAATAACAGTGTGGGATACCCATAGCGATGTAGCCGTTAAATATATGGGAATTGGGCATTATTGGTCAGTAATGACTATTAAGAACATCTTTAAAAATCATAATATGCTTGGTTATTTTGACCGAGATAATTTAATTCTCTGTTCTCCAGATAAAGGATCGGGCAATAAAGTTCAATCAATAGCCGATGAATATCCTGATTTACTCGCTATGTTTTGCGAGAAGAGACGCAATCCTGATACGGGGTTTATATCTGAAATTATTGTTCCTGAGCTCCATAATTCAACAGAAGATATTCTTGTTATTGATGATATCTGTGATGGTGGAGCAACATTTATTGCATTGGCGAAGCAATTAAAAAAACAGACAACCGGGAAGCTTTATCTCTATGTAACTCACGGAATATTCAGCAAGGGCATTAATGAGCTACTAGAAGATTATGAGCATATTTATTGCCACCATGTACTCCATGACAATAAATATCAATCGGACAGTAATTTAACCATTCTACAGGAGTTCACGCATGACCATTAACCCATTATTTGCTACAGATTTTTATAAAGTCGATCACCGAAGACAATACCTTGAAGGAACAACAGAAATATACTCTAACTTTACACCGCGTTATGTTTTGCCCTGTAAAAACTTACTCGATGATTTTGACGGTCAAGTGGTGATGTTCGGTTTGCAGTACTTCATTAAGGAATATCTGCTCAATACATGGTCGTTAGGATTCTTCAGTCGAGACAAATCAACTGTAATTAATGAATATCAGCAGATGATATCTAACGCGCTAAACCTTGATGATTTTAATTGCAGCCATTTAGAAGCATTACACGACCTTGGTTACCTGCCAATTAGAATTAAGGCCATAGACGAAGGATTTAGGGTTCCTATCGGGGTTCCACTGCTTACTATTGTTAATACTCACCCCGATTTCTTTTGGCTAACTAATTATCTTGAGACGGCAATTTCCGCAACCCTTTGGAAGCCGATTACGGTTGCAACAATAGCATTTGAATTTAAGAGATTATTGACACGTTTCGCGAAGTTAACAGGAGTTCACGACGGTTTCGTGCAATTTCAAGCACATGATTTTAGCTTTAGAGGAATGTCCGGAATTGAAGACGCAATGATTTGCGGTTCCGCTCATTTAACATCATTTATGGGAACTGATTGCATCGGAGCTATCGACCTACTGGATAAATATTACTCAGGTCATGCCTGTCAAATAATTGGCAGTTCAGTTCCAGCTACCGAACATTCTTGTATGACATGTACAGGGGAAGAAGGTGAATTTGATACCATTAAGCGATTGATTACCAAAGTTTATCCTGAAGGAATAGTGTCTATTGTGTGCGATTCGTATGATTTTTGGCGTGTAATAACCGACTATTTACAGAGACTTTACCCAGATATTGTTAATCGTAACGGCAAAGTTGTCATACGTCCAGACAGCGGTGATCCCTTTAAAATAATCTGCGGAGATGATGATGCACCAATGGGAAGTCCTGAGAATGTTGGATTGTTATCCTATCTCTGGTCTATCTTTGGAGGCATTACTAACAAGGAAGGATTTAGAGAATTAAATACACATATTGGTATAATTTATGGCGATGCAATCACGGTCGATGTTGCTCATAAAATTTTAACGTGGCTGTACGAACATAAATTCGCCAGCAGCAATATTGTTTTTGGTGTGGGAAGCTTCTCATACCAATACTTAACGCGAGATACCTTTGGCTTTGCAATGAAGGCTACAAGCGCAGTAATTAATGACGAACGTGTGGCTATATTTAAGAATCCTAAGACTGGCTCTAAGAAGAAATCGGCTAAGGGATTGCTGCATGTTGAGTGCGATAC